GATGGACCAGGCTTGGGAGGCTTCGAAGGCCTTCCTTACCAAGATGAACGGAAGAGGCATACCAGAGGCTTTCTGGTTCCTCTCCTCCGATCTTACAAATGCCACGAACTGTCAAGATCGTGGTCTTACGAAGAGCATCCTAGAAGGAATTCTAGAAGGCTTTGGTATGGAGGTTGGAGAGTACGATGAGCTCGTACTCGACCTCCTATCTGAGAGAATGCTCCAATTTAGTGATAAAGAGGAGTATCTCACAAACAACGGAATCTTCATGGGAGAGCATCTCGCGAAGATAGGGTTGGTTGCCCTAGGACTGTGTGTGGAGGAGTTATCCTTCAGACAGTCCCAAGGTTTAGTTCTTACTGTGGCAGGTCGAGTAGTCGACCTTGAGCCTCAGGAGGACCATTGGTGGCGCTTCTTCCACTTAGGAGGAGACGACCACCTTGCATTTGGACCGCATCATTACCTTGATGCGATAACAAATAACTATCGTCTTTGTGGCTCGGAGATCTCCGGTCACAAACACGGTAGGTCAAGACACGTTGTTCGTTATTGTGAGCGAGTGCTTTTGGTGAGCAATCGGCTCAACTATAACGCGTGTATGAGATTTAATCCTGTCGCGCCACACACATCGTTTGTGGTCGATAGCATTAAGATGCGGCTTCTAGCCCGGGACGACAATCCCAGGTCCAAAGCCGAAGATGTCAATTGCGCTATAGGGAAAGGAAAATCCCTTGGCAATTGCCTAAAATGGTTACCTAAAAGTCCAGACCTTTACCCGAAGGGAAAGGTAGACTTAATTAGGGACCTATTCATACTAAGGATGGGGAATTACTTCCCCAATAGTACTACAAATCGAAAGCTTCATAGCATAATCATGCTACCACAAGCTCTCGGTGGTCTCGACCTCGCGATGAGTGATGAGGAGTCTGTCCAGGCTCTTCGTGACTCACCTGATGTCATCAAATGGATCGCAAATTGCGTATATTCAGGGGAAGAGCTTCCCCGAAAAGTACGTGCGATACTCAAAGAGTATAATGGTAATTCCATACAACGTGGAGTCACCTCATACTCTACAACTTCGGATGATGTCATATCCTTTGTGAAAAGGAACAGACAAATCCTCGGAGAAGAGTGTTTCATGTCCTTCACGGAAATGAAAGCACTAGGCTCATCCCTCCTGGAGGAATCCTGGAGTGTGATGGGCAGACGTGGCACCGAACTCAACTGTCAACCATCGGTTAAACAGTTGGAGTCGGCTGTCAAGAAGATGCCTCATGAGTTCGAATCACTCGACTCAATTGGCAAATACATTGGCAGATCCGATATGTTCACAGACATGTTAACATCTCGGAAACTAAAAATGTTTGGTAAGCGTAGTTTCAGGTCGATAACCACTCGACTTTACGACGCTGCTCTC